CCTCATTCTTATTGTTACTTAAGTTCCTTAAAACCCTCATTCTTATTGTTGTCTAAGACTGCACTATATCACACTTTCTCTCAAAAGTCAACAGCACCAGCAACATTTTCCCCCACAGGACTGCACTTGACTCAGAGTCACATAGGTGCTATAATATAAGGGAAAGATTGAGAGATAGTAACAGGGCATTATTGTTAGTAACCTCTGAACTTCCCCCATAGTGTAGGGACACAATCAACACTATCTAACAACTAACACACAGTCCTAAGTATGACTTTAAACTGCTTACTAACTCACATTTTTCTTCTTCATTATGACTCGCGAACTATTTCTCGGTATGCTGTCTCAGGGTAACACTGGTTCAGAACTTCTGAGTATCCTCGATGTGATTGCCGATGAGGCACAATCTATCGCTAACTCAGACGCATCAGAGGGAACACTTAACGCCATTGATTTCTGATACTATGTGAGTTTTACAGTGCCCTCTTTGTTTTACACATAGGGGGCACATGTGCTATACTTACAGTGTTGTGAATATGACAGTGTTATGGCGGATTTATGATGGCGAAACGCGGAGCGTAGCGTACCCCTAAGGTCCTAAGGGTTATCCTAAGGAACCCCCCCTTCCTTAAAACGTTCTACTACCCTAACCTACAAAAGTGTGTATCCGTGAGTTCTATATAAAGCATGAGGATGTAAAAAAAAAGTTATGATAAATTTTTCCCCAGAAAAAATTGGGCACAATAAAGTTTTTCACATATATCTAAAGAGTGATTGTGTAATGCATAATCTATCTGAGGATAAGTTCAAAGAGAGTTGGGAGATCCTCAATACGATAGTTGGTTTTATGAAGACTGATTATAGTATTGAGGATTTAACATATGAGGCAGTAGAAGAAACCGCCCATGGAGCAGAGGAAAGTTCGTATTGACTTTCTCTACATAATACGTTAAAATACAGATTGAAATGGAGTGATTTAATTCCGATGGCAAAAGGATTTACAGTGAAGGCAAAGACGCCTGTGAAAGCATCAGAGGATTCCAAGGAAGAATGGGATTATGATGCAATCAAAGCAAGAATGAAAGGGAAGACGATTGTATTCTGTTTACCAGGGAGGGGATGTTCATATACGTTTATGAAGAACTTTGTCCAGCTATGTTTCGACATGGTACAGAATGGTATGAGCATTCAGATTTCACAGGACTATAGTTCTATGGTAAACTTTGCACGATGTAAGTGTTTAGGTGCGAATGTATTGCGTGGACCTGACCAGATTCCATGGGACGGAAAGTTGCAGTATGATTATCAGTTATGGATTGATAGTGATATTGTGTTTACCTCAGAGAAGTTCTGGCAGTTATGCGATATGGCAATTGCTGAGGACGGCACAGAACGAGAGATTGCATCCGGGTGGTATTCTACAGAGGATGGTCGCACAACATCAGTAGCACACTGGTTAGATGAGGATGATTTCCGAACCAATGGGGGAGTTATGAATCATGAGATGGTTGATGGTATTCAAAAACGGCGGAAACCCTTTACTGTAGATTATACAGGATTCGGGTGGGTTATGATTAAGCACGGTGTCTTTGAGAGTCCAAAGATGACATATCCATGGTTTGCACCAAAGATGCAAGTCTTTGAATCTGGTGCAGTACAAGATATGTGTGGAGAGGATGTTTCATTTTGTTTAGATGCTATTGAGGCAGGATTTAAGATTTGGTGTGACCCAAGGATTCGTGTGGGGCATGAAAAAATGCGAGTGATCTAAGAGATTCAATATGGCAAATCAATTTCAAGTTGATCGTTCAGAAGAGTTTGCTTCAAGAATGACACTTATTACTGAAGTATCAAGTGATAAGTATTTGATGCAACATAAAAAAAACCAAGAGGTAAAAAGAACCTTAGAATCACTTTATACTGATAGGAGCAATTAAGTTATGGCAAAGATTAAAAAGTCTCTATTGGGACAAACAATGATTGAGTCTCAACCTAAGAAGACACGACAAGGATCAGGAAAGCATACAAAGTATGCTGCTAGTAGTGGTAATGTAAAACCAAAGCGTTATCGTGGTCAAGGACGATAATATAATAAAGAGACCTTCGGGTCTCTTTTTTTGTCTAGATACATATGTGTAATATTTGAAATATAAAACGATGCCTGAGAATAACTTTTTAAGGGAGATTGCAAATGATGAACAAACTCCTAAACAACGTAAGAATATTAATGAAGACGGACTTTTTGAAACAACTGATTGTTCTGACCCTGATCATCAGTGCTCTTGTGGTTCTAAACCAATAACATTAACTGAGGATTAAGCGTCTAAATAAGGTAGAATTCTTGTATTATTTTGCCAGTTCAAAGGACCAGTAAGACATTTAAAGATTTAAGTGCGTCTTTTAAAATCGATCCTCTTAAAAGAGATTTGATTGGACTGACGAATGAAAATGCTATTGCTCGTTCTATTCGCAACTTGCTTCTTACAATACCTGGTGAAAAACCATTTAATCCTGCTTTAGGATCAAACGTAAGCAATCTACTCTTTGGGCAGATTGATACCCGTACTGCTGCAGCAATTCAAACTGAAATTGAAGATACTATTGGTTTGTTTGAACCAAGAGTAAGACTCATTTCTGTTAAAGTCAAGGGAAATCCTGATAAGTATCGTTTTGACTGTAGACTACAATATAGAATTGTAGGTATAGATGTACCAGCACAAGAACTCTCCGTTGCATTAGAACCCACTAGGTAAATGCCTTTAGTAAATTTCAGCAATCTAGATTTTGAGCAGATAAAGGTTTCCATAAAGGATTACCTCCGTGCAAACTCTAACTTCACCGATTACGATTTTGAGGGGTCAAACCTCTCTACAGTTATTGATGCATTAGCATATAATACATATATTACTTCATACAATGCCAATATGGCAACGAATGAAGTATTCATTGATAGTGCAACACTACGAGAGAATGTAGTGTCACTAGCAAGAAATATTGGATATGTGCCGAGATCACGAACTGCATCAAGATCAGTTATATCTTTTGAAGTTGATGTATCTAATACAACAGCATCAAGTGTAACTTTAAAGAAAGGTCTTGTTGCTATTTCGACTCAACAATTCGGTGTGGAAGATTATACTTTTTCAATTATTAAAGATATTACAAAAACGGTTGATTCAGATGGTATAGCACGTTTTTATGATATCACAATTTATGAAGGAACTTTTATTGAGGCACAGTTTCCAGTAAGTTCCAGAACTCCGAATCAAAAATACATATTACCAAATACTGGAATAGACACTTCATTGATCAATGTAGAGGTACTAGAATCGTCTACATCGAACATTAAAACCACTTATACCCAATATAGTGGATTGATTGATATTAAGTCAGATTCTCGTATTTACTTCTTACAAGAGATAGCAAATGAAAAATATGAACTTTTATTTGGCGATGGAATATTTGGTAACAAGTTAGAAGAACCAAATGTCGTACAAGTTGGATACATGGTATCCTCAGGGGATAAAGGAAATGGAATTGACTCATTTATTTTTAATGGGCAGTTAATAGAAAATAATGGAACTCCTATTACAACTTCTATTACAGCATTAGTTGCTGATGGTTCATCGCAACTTGGTTCTAATATAGAATCTGTTGATTCAATCAAAAGATATGCCCCACAAATTTATGCATCTCAGAGTCGGGCTGTCACAGCAGCAGACTATGAGGCATTGATTCCTAACATATATCCTGAAGCAGAATCTGTATCAGCATATGGTGGAGAAGATTTAAATCCTCCACAATACGGAAAAGTATTTGTAAGTATTAAACCTGTCAATGGAGTCTTTTTATCTACTTGTTTAAAAGATTTTCTAATTGAAAAAATAAATCGTTATAAAGTTGCTGGTATTCAAGTTCAGTTGACAGATTTAAACTATCTTTATATTGAGACTGATTCTAATGTGTATTATAATACAAATATGGTACAAAGCGGAAGTGTAGTTAAGACAGAGGTTCTATCATCAATCACAGATTATTCCTCTTCCTCTGCATTGAATAAGTTTGGAGCAAGATTTAAGTATAGTAAGTATCAAACTTTAATTGATAATAGCAATATTGCAGTAACTTCTAATATCACAAATGTTCAGATTAGAAGAGATTTAGAACCTGTAATTAATAAGTTTGGACAATATGAGTTATGTTATGGTAATAGATTCCAAGTTAAAAACTCATCAACAGATAAATGTGGTACAAATATATCTGATGCTGAAAACAAAGGTTTTAATATAAGGTCATCAGGTTTTAAAATTAGCGGAATCTCAGATACTCTCTATATTGGAGACATTCCAAATATAGGATTGAAGACTGGTAAACTATTCTTCTTTAAGTTGATATCACCAAAGGAAGCAGTAATTGTAAAACAGAATGTTGGTATTGTTGATTATATTCATGGTGAGATTAAGTTGAATCCGATAAAGTTCATTTCAACAAGTATTATTAGAAATAAAGTTCCTATTATTGAAGTATCTGCTATTCCTTATTCAAATGATGTTATTGGTCTTCAAGATCTCTATCTCCAGTTAGACCTCAATTATAGTACGGTAAATAGTGTTGTAGATAGGATAGATTCTGGAGATGATATCTCAGGGAGCAACTATATTGTAAGTCCGAGTTATGATGGAAATGAGTTAGTACGAGGTACGCCTCAAATTGTATCACAAACTGCATTAACTATTTCATCATCTTCTTCTTCTACTTCCAATACAAGTTCTACGATATTGGTAAATTCCAATAGAGTTGCACAATCTACTTTTAATAATACCCAATCAACTTCTGGCTACTAATAAGAAATGGCAATCGATAGAGTCAATATTCAAGATATCATCTCATCTCAGGTTCCTGCATATGTAAGGGATGATTTTCCTTTGCTTGTTGAGTTTTTAAATCAATATTATCTTTCAGTAGAGTTCCAAAGCGGAACATATGATCTTATTACAAATATTGATAAGTATGTCAAAGTAGATGAACTGTATGGATTAGTAGATTCTACTATTCTTCAATCAGATATTCTATCTGTTGATACTACTATTGATGCTGACATTAATGGAAATTTTACAGAAGGATTTCCAAAAAGAAATGGATTACTTTTAATTGATGATGAAATCATCTCTTACACCCATAAGACAGATACCTCATTTGAGGGGTGTATACGGGGTTTCAGCGGCATTACAAGTTACTCTGGGACCAATACCCCCGATCAACTAGTATTTAAAGAAACTCTTGCTGCTGACCATACTAAAAACACTGTAATTTATAACCTAAGTATTCGTTTCTTAAAAGAGTTTTTTAGAAAACTTAAGAACCAAGTTATTCCTGGATTTGAAGATAGAGCAATAACTAAGGATGTCGATGCAAGGAATTTTATCTTTGGATCTAGGTCTTTCTATGAATCTAAAGGTACGGACGATTCAATTGAAATTCTTTTTAGAGCATTATATGGAAAAGATTCTTCAGTTATAAGACCAAGTGAATATCTGTTTAAACCATCTGATGCAGACTATAGAGTTTCCATTGATATGGTGGTTGAGAAAAATATTGGCGATCCTTTAGAGTTAAAAGGACGTACAATATATCAGGATTCTAGAAAGGCAAGAGGATCAGTTTGTAACGTAGAGAAGTTAAATTGGGATTATGCTTCATTAGGCATTGATGAAGGTGCATTCAATACCAAAAGTGAATATTATCAAGTTTCTATTGATTATGGATATCAAAGAGATATTGATGTAAGTGGGACAGTTTTCAGCACGTTTGAACCAGCAGCAAAAACGCAACTAGTAAACACTGCGGGTATCGGTGCTACTATTATTGATGTTGACTCTACCGTAAGTTTTGGCAGCACTGGAGAAATTATTCTAAAGGATGCTGACTATAATGATGTAGTTGTTCAATATACTTCAAAATCACTCAATCAGTTTATTGGAATAACAACATTAACTGTTGAAATACCAAATACATCTAATGTAGTAGAAAATGATTTTGCTTACAGTTACATTGGTAAAACAGAATCTGATATTGTAAATGTTCGTATCACTGGAGCCCTTAAGGATTTTAATGTCTTTGGTGATACATATTCTCTAAATGCTAACGATACTATTAGTGTTAAAACACTAGGATACCCTTCATCTAGTTTTAAAGAGAACAACTGGTTGTTTAATGTAAAAACAAACTGGAATGTTAAAAACATTACTCTTATAGATGCAAGTGAATCTACTTACAAAGTGGAATTGCATTCCAATCACTTCTTCTACATTGGATATAAGGTAAGACTCATCGGTTCTAATGGAACTATACGAGAGGGTTATATAACGGCAATCAACACTAATAAAGGATTTGTAGCTAAGTTATCATCAAGCATACCAGAATCGGAACTTTCCCTTAGATACAATCTAAAAAATATTATTCAGAAAGGACTGTCTAATAATTATCCAATCATTCAAAAATATTATTCTAATATTCAAAACGTATATACCAAGTTTAATGGTGACCTGCTAATTTCTAGCAATTCTATTCCATCATATCTTGAGACTATTTTAAATCCATATAGCAAAGAAATCACTTTCTCAGGCAGTGCAACTGGATTGGGAGTATTGAATCTGCAATCTTCAGGCGATCATGGATTATATACTGGAGATGCAGTTTTCTATAAAGGTAGTGTAACAGAAACAATTACCAATACTCCAGATGGTAATCAGATTACTACTAAAACTAAAAGTCAGTTTTCTAACCTGGATGAGTTAGTTTATTTTGTCAAGAGAGTTAGTTCTACACAAATTCAACTTGCTAAGAGTAAATCTGATTTATTTTCTAACAAATATGTCGTACCCATAGGTTCTGTAGAAAATAATAAAATTATATTATACAGCAACTATGGTAAGCAACTTCTACCACAACATATTTTACGTCAAGTATTACCTCCAGATAATAAATCAGGCACATTCTTCACACAACCGGGACCTACCGGAATCTTCATTAATGGAGTTGAGGTCTTTAACTTCAAATCTCCTAAGAGAGTATATTATGGTAAAATCAATAACTTTGAGGTTGTTGATAAAGGATATGGTTATGATGTAATCAATCCTCCAGAACTATTAGTTACAGACTCTAAAGGATCTGGTGCTGTTGGTAATGTTTCAGTCAATGGGTCTTTAGAAAGAATTGATATAATCGATACTGGATATGATTATATTGATACACCAATAATTGAAATCAAAGGTGGAGGAGGACAAGATGCTGCTGCTAAAGTAAATGTATCATCTGTTGCTCATGTAGTTACTTTTAATGCTGGTGCTGGAAGTACTAATGTTAATACCACCGATAGCACTATAGGATTCTCAACTTTTCACAAGTTTAGAGATTTTGAGAAGTTAGTATACAAAACTGGAGGATCAAACACAATTTTAGGATTGTCTACTAACTCGGTATACTATGCAAATGTAGTCGATGCATATACTGTCAAACTTCACAATACTTTGTCTGAGTCCAAATCAGGCATTAACACTGTAACTATACTTTCAAAAGGAAAAGATACACAATCTCTTGAGACTTTAGAAAGAAAGAGATTAGTAACAGATGTTATAGTAACAAATTCTGGATTTGGATATAAAAATAAAAAGAGAACAATACCCTCTAGTGGAATTAATACTTCTACTGACAACTTTATAATTCCAAACCATGGGTACATGGAAGGTGATATTATTAGATATACTCCAGGATCATCTCCAGTGAGTGGTATTTCTTCTAATACTGATTATTATGTAACTAGAGTAGATGATGATAAGTTTCTACTATCGGGCATAGGAACAGGAAGTATTGCCAAAGATTATTATTATAGTAATAACGTATACATCAATATTACTTCCAGTGGAAATGGATCATTTAATTATGAACCAATCTCAGTCAATATTAGTGGAACTATCGGAGTCAATACATTAACAAATCAAGATTTTAATTGTAAAATTAAACCTGTATTCAGAGGAAATATTGAATCTATTGATACTATTTCTGGAGGAGTTGGATATGGTGCATCCACTACGATGGATTTCAATAGACAACCTAATATTAGTTTAGTCAGTGGTTCTGACGGACAGTTGTTCCCCGTTATTGCTAATGGTAAAATTATTGATGTTGTTGTTCAGTCCGGTGGGTCTGGATATAACTCACCTCCAGATTTAGTTCTATCAGGATCTGGTGATTACGCTAAACTCACTCCTGTTATCGTTGATGGAAAAATTACAGAAGTAAAAATTATAAATGGTGGAGCAGGATATGTTCAGGGTGATATACAAATAAAAATAGTCAAATCTGGAAATGATTGTAGTATTAAAGCAAATATCCAACAATGGGTAGTTGATATTTTTGCTAATGATTTTAATAATATAAAAGATGATGACGGATTTGTAATAAAAAATACAAAAGATGACTCTCTACAATATGCTCACATATATGCACCAAGAAAACTAAGAGAATCTTTATATTCCGTTGATTCTAATGGAAATAAAATTTATGGAAATACAGATTTAGTTACTAATAATGGCATTGAGATTGAATCTCTAGATCATTCTCCAATTATTGGTTGGGCGTATGATGGAAATCCGATTTATGGTCCATATGGATACACAAATGCTTTTGGAGGAACGGTAACCAGAATCAAATCGTCATATGAACTCGTAACACAGCAATCACAAAGACCTCCTTTGTCTTCATTCGGTGAAGGATTTTTTGTTGAAGATTATCAGTTCACTGGTTCTGGTGACTTAGATGAGCACAATGGAAGGATATGTGTTACTCCAGAATATCCAAATGGAACTTATGCATATTTTGCCACAATAAAACAGAATATCGATAATTTTGGTCCTTTTGATAACTACAAAAGACCTGAGTTCCCATACATTATTGGACCAACTTTTAAATCAAAACCAAACTCCTTTAACTTCTTAAAGACATCTAATCAATCTGATTATGATCTCAAATCAAATAAATGGTTAAGGAATACAACTCCATATAATTTAAATAACCAATATAGTTCTTATGATTATATTTTAAATTCAAGTAAGGACAAACCTCAAAAAATTAATATTACCGCAGCAACAACTGGTAAGGTGGAGTCTATTGGAATAAGTACTGGTGGAGATAACTATAAAGTAAATGATAAAATTGATTTTGATTCCGTAAGGTTTGGTAAGAATGCTCGTGCTTCTGTTGATAGAGTATCTGGTAGAAAAATTAATACAGTAAGTATTGCTACAACACAAATTAGTGAAGTTGAGTTTGTTCCTCAAACTTCCAAAAGTCAATTCTTAGGTGTATCATCTACACCTCATGGATTTAATGATAAGGATATCGTAACTGTTAATGGTCTTTCACGTTACTTTGATGGATTGGATGGTAGATTTACTGTCGGGGTTACCACTTCTAGACTTTCTTTAGCACAAGAAGTAGGACTTCAAGGATCTACAGGCATTCACACGTATATTTCAGTATCCGGCAATTTGAGTTATCCTACTATTATGGTAGATGATATACTCAAGATAGGAACAGAAAAAGTCAAAGTTCTTAAAATTGAACCCGGCAGATTAAGAGTAGAAAGAGCAGTTAACAGTACAGTTGCTATTGCACATACGATATCCAGTATAATTGAAGATGATTCAAGAAGATTTTCTATTAAAGTTGGTTCATCTAAAACCACTCAAACATTAACACTTAATAAGAAGATTTATTTTGAACCTTCAGAATCTGTTGGTGTTGGAACAGTTGGTATTGGTAATACTTTATCAATTGTAAACCCAGGAGCAGGTATCACTCAGATATTTGTCGATCCAAGAAACATTTATCTTCCAAATCATGGTCTAAAATTGAATGAAATACTCAAATATAATCCAAATGATGGAACTTCTATTCAAGTGTGGAGTGGATTGGTAGGAGTAGCATATACTAATCTATCTTCATATGATAAGTTGTATGCTGTCCCACTTAATAATAGGTATGTTGGAATTAGTTCCAACAAAGTGGGGTTAGGGACAACTGGAACTTATGTTGGAATAAACACAGATACTAATCTTTTATATTTTACAGGAATAGGAACTGGTAATAATCACAGTTTCCATACTGATAAGAATAATGTGGTGACAGGTAATGTATCTAAAAATATAGTTACCGTATCTACAGCAGGCACTCACGGTCTTGCATATAAGAATAAGATATTCTTTGACCTTAATCCTACTAATCAGATTGATGTTATCGTTAAGTATGATGATTACAATAGAAGAATTGTATTTGATCCAACAAACTTTATTGCTTCTGACGTAGATATTGACGAGAATACGATCAAATTCTCCAGTATGCCGTTTAAAACTGGAGATAAAGTAATATACACTGCTTCCTCTCCCGCAAGTGGTCTTACAAATAATGGAATGTATTATGTTTACATATATACGGTCAATAAAATCAAGCTTGTAAGTGAAAAAAATGAACTTAAATCTCTCAATCCTAAGTTTGTAGATATAACTTCATCTTCTAATGGAACGTTATCTCGAATCAATCCATTTGTAGAGGTAAGTAGAAATAATATTTTAAAATTTGACCTTTCAGATTCATCACTCTCATCCATATCAAATGGAGTATCATACTCTGCTTTTGATATGAAGATCTATACGGATCTGCATTTTAATAATAGATTTATTACATCAGGGAAAGGTGAACAGTTTGAGGTAACAACTAATGGAAGAATGGGCCTCGACTCCGATGCTAGTCTTTCAATCAATTTCACTAACAATGTTCCTTCGGTTCTTTGGTATGATTTTGAACCGATTAAAAAATCATCCACCACAACTACAAAAACTACGATTGTAGTAGATAAAGATGCTTATGCTTTTAGTGAAATTAATGTTGTAAGAACAAAATTAGATGGTCCAAGAGATGTTACAAGTATTGGTTCTACCACCTTTACATTTAATATTGCATCAGCACCAAATATCATATCATTTGGATCATCTAATTGTAATGCAACATATGAAACAACATCAAAAACTGCTCAAGGTGCAATATCAAAAGTTAAAATTTTAGATCCTGGTTCTGGATATAAGAGTATTCCATCTATATCATCTATAACTAGTGGATTTGGAACTGGAGCATACCTGGAACCAGATAGTAATAGTATTGGAATACTTTTAAAGTCTGATTTCAATTCAAGTAACATTGGTTATGATTATCCTACTGATCCAACTCTAAGAGTTTTGGCAGGAGTCCCTGAGGTTATTAAACTTTCTCCTCTTTCATCATTCCAATCAATCGGTATCACATCCTCAGGAATAAATTATCTGGTATCTCCTGATTTAATTGTTATTGATGGATCTAGTGGTAAAGTTGTTGAAGTAGATCTTGAATATGACTTGGGAGACACAGAGGTAAAAATTCTTAAGAATACTTCTTCTTTATATGATATTCCTCCTACTATTATTCCCATTAATAACTCAAATGGTTTTAGTATATCATCAATCACATATAACAACTCAACAAAAATTGTAAGACTCTTCCTTCCTCATCAGTTCTCTGGAGGAGACTTCCCATTTGAAGTTGGCAAGTCCATAATGGTTGAAAACATAAGTATTGGATCTACCGGTTCTGGGTTCAACTCAAAAGATTATAACTATGCACTATTCTCAGTATCTGGTGTCAACGCTGCTGCAGGAGGATCTGGAGCATGGGTGGAGTACGATCTAAACCAATATGTCGGAAAGGGATATCCAGGCAACTATAGTAGTGATTCTCTAGGTAGAGTTATTCCTAAGGTCAACTTCCCAATCTTTGATTCTCAGATTAGAAAAAATGATTTCCTTAAAGGAGAAAGATTTGAAGGTCCTTCATATAAAGGAAGAGTTGATAGTTACAATAATAATATTGAAATCATCAAAGCAAAGATAGATGGAGTTGCACAACCTGGTGATATTATTAGAGGAGCAACTTCTGGTGCTGAAGGCGCTATTGAGTTTATCTCAGTATTTGACGCAGAAATCACTATAGGAACAGGTACAACAATCACTGAAGGATGGCAAAAGAACACTGGATTCTTAAATGATAATCTTCAAAGACTACCTGATAATGAGTACTATCAAAATCTTTCATATTCAATTAGTTCTGAAGTCGATTTTGATACTTGGAGTGATCCAGTAAACTCACTAGTGCATACTTCTGGGTTTAAAAAATATGCAGATTTGCAAATCCTTAGTGGAGAAGTGAATGATGATCTTACACTGACAGTTTCATCCCCAGATTCCAATATTGAAACGATAGTTGATATTGTTAGTTCTGCAGATCTAAATTGTTACTATGATTTTGATAGTGCGATTGAAAGAACTAGGAGATTGGGCAATGTTGATATATCTGATGAAATTGTATTAGATACGAGAATTCTTTCTGATTATTTCCAGTCAGTAGGAAATAGAGTTCTAAGTATAGATGATATTAGTCCTCAGTTTAATAGCAACGAAAGAACAACTCCTTTTGAAGTTATTTCAATATTTGGAAATGACTTCAAGTACAATAAACTCATCACTCATGTACGAGATAGAGTTTTTACGGATGAGAGGCAGTTTGCAATTGTTTCTTGCCTTCAAAATAATAACATAGGTTACATTAACCAGTTTGCATCCATTGAATCATATCCATATCTTGGATATTATGATTATGCTTCAGGATCTGACGGTTGGAGATTATTATTCTATCCTACAAAGTTTGAATTTAACACTTATGATGTTTCAACTGCAAACTTCTCTATTTTAACTGGAATATCTACAGAGGGTTCTAAGGGATTTGGAGATGTTGCTTTTATAAAATCAGAAATCACTACCATTCCAGCATCAACCAATACTGATATTATTTCTATTGGAGCAACATACAGATCAGCAAAAGTTATGGCTAACTTTGAAGCATCTGACAATACAATGTTTATTTCTGAGTTAAACTTAGTTCATGATGGAACTGATGTATATCAACTTGAACTTGGGTCAATTGATGAAAATGAAGGAGTGACTGGTGTTGGTTTTGGAACTTTTGACTCTAGACTTTCAGGTGGAAATATTATTGTTAAGTTCTTCCCTAATGGGTCACTCGCGATGACTTGCAACGCAAGTGTCATTGCTATTTCTGACGCAGGGACTACAGTATCTAATACACTATTAGATGTTACTAGAGTTGGATCTAGTTATGCCACTATTGCTTCCTCTGGATCTCCTACTGCCAATGTAGTAGCATCCTATGAGGATCCTTCAGAGTCGGCATACTACTTTATGACCATTGAAGATAATACAAATAATAAGTACGAAATCCTTGAATTTGGAGCACTTAACTCTAGCACAAATGATGTTTATGTTGAATGGGGCAATATCAATACTGGAGGCACGATTGGAACAGTAGGTGTTGCCGCATCAACTAGTGGACTTCAAATTGTATATACTCCCGAACCCAACATTGACGTTGATGTAAGAACTTATTTTACAGAAATGATAATATATGATGATAATGTTAGAAATGATGAAATTGACATATCTAACACTATAATCAAAACTGATCATAAGGATTATGAGGGCACTAAACTAGATCTTAAGACGAAATTTGATCTAAAACACGATGGACTTGATATCTTTAGAAGAGTATTTGACGGTTCATCTGCAGCAACTGTTGATGTATCCAAAAATAAGATCATTATGCCCAATCACTACTTTGTAAGTGGAGAAGGAATTGAGTATTCTCATCCGGGTACTGGAACAACAATGGCAATCGTCATTGATAATACAACATTCCCAAGTATTGGTGCTACAACTAAGTTACCTAACACTGAACTTTTTGTTATTAAAATTGATGAAGCATCAATACAGTTGGCAACATCTGCTGAAAATGCTTTAAGTACACCACCTGTTCCTGTTGGAATAAGTGCTGTAGGAGCTGGTGCGTCTCATGCCTTTAACTCTACAAATCAGAATGCTAAAGGAGTGATTGCAATTGACAATATGATTCAATCTCCACTTGCTGTTACAGATATCACTACAACATTGGATCAAAATATTACCTTTGATCTTGTATTCAACACCACTGGAGTAACCTCATTTATATCAGGAGATGTGATCAAAATTGATGACGAATACATGATTCTTAAAACTATTGGAGTTGGTAATACAATAAAAGTTTCCGTATCTAGAGGTGATTTTGGATCAACAGTTGCCATACACACAACTGGGTCAACAATTACAAAATATGACGGCAACTATAACATTATTAACAATCAACTCTTCTTTGGTGTTGCACCTACTGGGCATAGTCCACTAAGCACCACAACTGGTGATCCTAATAGTAGAGATTGGACCGGAATTACTACAAGTTCTAACTTCCATGGTAGAACGTTTATGAAAAATGCTGGGACAGGAACTACAAATGAGACATATTATCAAAACTATGTTTTTGATTCTATTTCTGATAGGTTTACAGGTATTGGTCAAACATATAGGATAACTTCTAATAACTCAAATATAACTGGAATATCATCAAGCTCAGTTGTTATTGTAAATGGAATACACCAGACACCGCAAGGTGTTCAAGCACACAAAGGTGATTACAATATTATTGAGGATCTTCCAACAGGTATAAGTTCCATTAGTTTTACAGGTAATGCTAATTCTTTGGGATATGATTACAATAAATCAACTTTACCTGCTGGTGGACAGTTTATTTCATTAGGTTCTACAGGAGGATTTGGGTATCAACCATTAGTATCTGCAGCAGGAACTGCTTTAGTATCTGCAGCAGGCACTATTGCTTCTATTAGTATTGGAAATAGTGGTTCTGGGTATAGGTCTGGAATTCAAACTGTTGTAAATGTTGGAGTTCAAACCTATAGTGGTGTTATAGCAAATGTAGAGTTTGTTGGAACTGCTAATATATCTGGTGGCAATATTGTAAGCGTTGCGATTACAAATCCTGGAGCTGGATACACATTCACAAATGCTCCGGTAGTAGTATTTGATGAACCCCTTAGTTATGTTGATATTCCTCTCATATTCAGTTCTTCAAGTCCTTCTGGTATAGGCAGAAGCGCCACAGCAAACATTATTGTAGGTCAAGGTTCTAGTGTTATTGATTTTGAGATTAGAGATTCTGGTTATGGTTACAGGGAAGGAGAAATTCTAACTGTTGCTCTCGGAGGATCGACTGGAATCCCAACTGATACTACTAAAACATTTGATGAGTTTCAGATTAATGTTGATCGTGTCCACACGGATGCATTTGCTGGATGGTCTATTGGACAATTCCAAGTATTTGATGTATTAGATGATCAGTTTGATGGATCTACAAAAGCATTTAAATTGAAAGTAAACGAAGAAACTGTAGCAATTCAATCAAAGAAAGGTTCAAATATTGAACTTGATCAAACATTGCTGGTATTCATTAATGATATTCTTCAAAAACCCGGTGAAGCATATGTGTTTGATGGTGGCAGTGTAATCACTTTCAGTGAGGCACCTAAAGGACCTCTAGTAGGTTATGGGAATACTGGCGACACCTCTAAGATTTTGTTTTATAGGGGTTCTGGCGATACTGATGTTATTTTTACCAATATTGAGGAAACAGTCAAAGTTGGTGATTTGTTAAAACTATCCAACAATCCTGATTTAAACCAAAGTATTACTTTAGATCAAAAACCTAGAACTGTTATAGGTATCAATACTCTTGATAGTGTATCAACTAACTCATACATTGGGCCAGGTGTTACAACTGATCAAACATTATACAGACCAGTCAATTGGTATAAGCAAAAAATTGATAAAGTTGTTGATGGTGATGAAATTGGTAAAGATAGGTTAGCGTATGAACCATCTATTTTTCCAGCAGCATATTTGACGCAACCATTGAGTATTAGCACCACTATTGTATATGTAGATACTGTTAGACCAATATTTGATTCTAGAAATGAGTCTAATCTAAGAAGTTTCCAAAACTCAATTGTGGTTAATACTCAAGATGTTTTGGTTGGAGCATCTGTAACTGCAGTGGTAAGCATTGCTGGAACGATATCATCTTTCGTTATTAGTAACTCTGGACAAGGTTATGTTGGATTGTCTACGATTGCTATTAGTGTTGCCCCTCCGATTGGTCTTGGCAATACTCATAGAGCATCTGGAGTTGGTTCTATGTCATCAGGCAAACTAGTAACAGCATCTGTAAATACCATTGGTTCTGGGTACACATATACTAATCCACCTGCTGTAATTATTGAAGAACCTATTTTGGTAGAAGAAATTATGCCAGTTACTAGTTACAATGGAGATTATGGCAACATAGTAGGATTTGGCACAACAACTAGTGGTTCATTTAATCAACTTAGATTTGATTTATATATTCCATCTGACTCTGATATGAGAAAATCAGATATTGTAGGAACTGCAGTAACTGTGAGTGGTATTTCTACTGGCGACTACTTCACAGTATTCAACTCTAATATTTCTCCTGCAGTAGGATCTGCTCTTACAAGTCTTTATAATGACGGAACTACTTTAGGAATCACCACATCATTTATGGACGGCGTATTCCAAGTTTATTCGTCCTCAACTGTTCAAGTAGATGTGCTTGGAGTTGGAACAACTGCTGTTAGAAGATTATTTACAAATGTGGGTTCTATAAGCACTGTTTCATATGGAACAACTAGTTTTGGATCATTCAGTTGGGGTAAAATTGGTGTAAGTAGAAGTAGTATTTCTACTACATTTAGTTCATATAATGAAAATGGTTACAGTGGAATTTCTACTTCTGCATTAGTCACTAGAAGAGATTCTCTCAGGTTCATTAATTACATTTAATAAATACTTGAAATTTAAGATAAATAACAAAAAGTTCTATAAAAATGGCAGCTATAATTACTGACCAACTTCGTATTTTGAACGCTAAGAACTTTGTTGCTGGTATACAATCCACTTCAAATTCTTATTATACTTTTATTGGATTACCTAATGCTGGTGACTATCAATCTACGTGGAATACAAATCCCCCGTCACCCAAAGATAGTTTAAATGATTCTAACGATTATTGGGATACAATGATCGCTATGAAAAAAATCACATCAAGTGATGTTAGCCAAGTCGTTAGGAAAACAACTTGGTCAACAGGAACCACATATGATATGTGGAGAAATGATATAACCAGAAGTAATCCATCGCAACCATCTGGTTCTTTTGATGTTTATGACTCTAATTATTATGTAATGAACTCTGATTTTAGAGTTTATATCTGCCTTTATAATAATGCAACTCCAGAAAATGCTTTCCAAGGAGGTCCGTCACTAGACGAACCTACATTTACGGATTTGGAACCAAGATCTGCTGGTAGTAGTGGTGATGGATATATTTGGAAGTATCTTTACACCATAAAACCAAGTCAAGCAATCAAGTTTGAATCAACAAATTACATTCCTGTTCCAAATGATTGGGATACTGATACTGATATTGCACCTATAAGGCAGAATGCTTCTACAAGTGGGCAACTAAAAGTTATTACAATCAAAAATCGTGGTGTTGGTCTTGGTAGTGCTAGAACATACACTAGAGTTCCTATTAATGGCGATGGAAGAGGTGCTGAAGCAACTGTTATTATTAATAATGATTCAAAGATTGAATCTGTTAATGTCTCAAATGGCGGTTCAAACTACACTTATGGAACTTTAGATCTTAAGACTGGTGGCGTTCCTACAGGATCGACATCACCAGTTTTTAATATTATTATTCCGCCAAATGGAGGACATGGTTTTGATATTTACAGAGAGTTAGGAGCATTCAATGTTCTAACTTATGCTAGATTTGAAAATGATACCGAAAATCCTGACTTTATTACTGGTAATGAGTTTGCAAGAGTTGGATTAATCGCTAATCCTCTCAATAATGACTCAAGCACTCTCTTAACCACAGATAAAGCAAGTGCAGTATATGCTCTCAAACTTACTAGTGAGGGTGATGCTTATCAAAGTGCTATTTTCACTCCCGATGATACTATCACTCAGAAAGTAGGAGTTGGTTCAACTGCGGTCGGTAGAGTCATATCTTATGACCAATCTACAGGTGTTCTCAAGTATTGGCAGGATAGAACAAACTCTGGATTTAACTCCGATGGAACTCAAAATTCAGATCCTATCTATGGATTTGAGTCTTTGATGTTTACGGATGATCCTGCAACGGGAGGAAATATTAATATTATTGGAGGATCTGTTTCTTTAGGGATTGATACATCTTTTGGTTCTATTGGAAGTCCCGGTATAAGTACTATAATAAATAGTCGTACCTACTTTCTAGGTCAAAGTTTTGTGAAGGGCGTTGCTCAACCAGAGTCTAAAAAATACTCAGGAAATATTATTCACGTTGATAATAGACCCTCTGTAACCAGGTCATCCTCACAGAAAGAAGACGTAAAGATTATCTTGCAGTTCTAAAGAATTATGCCCCAGGAAACTAACCTCAACGTTGCTCCCTACTTTGACGACTTTGACCCTCGTAGCAACTATTATAGAGTATTATTCAAACCTGCCTATCCAGTTCAGGCTAGAGAGTTAAATAATCTTCAATCTATTCTTCAGAATCAGATTGAAAGTGTCGGCAATAACTTATACAAAGAAGGAAGTGTTGTAATTCCTGGCAATTTGAGTTATAACGATTTGTTTCATGGAATACAAATCCAACAAGAGTTTCTTGGTGTTCCTGTTCAGATCTATCTTGACCAACTATTGGGAAAGAAGATTACTGGACAATCTTCAGGTATTAGTGCTCAAGTTGTAACTTATATTACTGATTCCGAATCTCAAAACGGAAACACTACTCTTTATGTTAACTACTTAGAGTCAAGTGTAGATAATAGCACTGAAACATTTTTTGATAATGAAGTCCTTACAATAGATGAAGGTATTTCATATTCAACTACTTTTATAAGTGCTGGGGAAGGATTTGCTAATACTATTGTCGGAGATGCTTCACAAACAGGATCGGCATTTGTTGTTAGTGAAGGTGTATTTTTTATTAGAGGCAATTTTGTAACTGTTCAAAGTCAACTATTGATTCTTGACCAGTATGGAACTCAACCTAGTTATAGAATTGGTCTTTTGATCAATGAAGAACTTATTTCATCAGATATTGATCCTCAACTTACAGATAATGCTCAAGGATTCAATAATTACACTGCACCAGGTGCAGATAGATTAAAGATTTCTTGCACTCTGGTCAAAAAGGACTCAGATGACTTTAATGATGAAAATTTTGTTCAACTTGCAGAAGTTCAGAGAGGATTATTAAGAACAAAAATTGATGATACCAAATATAATCTTTTAGGTGATGAATTAGCAAAAAGAACTTTTGAAGAATCTGGAAATTATTACATTAATGAATTTGTAACTTCTGTAAAAGAAAGTTTAAATAATCAAGAAGGAAATAGGGGAGTTTACGAACCAGGACAAATTACTGTTGGCGGTAATGTACCGTCTGATGATTTGTTGGTATATAAGGTATCTCCAGGAAAAGCATATGTTAAGGGTTATGAAGTTGATATAACGTCTCCATCACTTATTGATGTTAGAAAACCCAGAGACACAAGACTTTTAGAAAATCAGGCAGTTAATTTTGCTTTTGGTCCAACTATTGAGGTTAATAATGTTTCTGGATCACCAATTATTGGATTTAACACCTCAACCACGATAAGTCTTAGAGATCAAAGAGTAGGATCATCTTCTACCGCAGCTGCTGGAATAGAAATAGGACTCGCTAGAATATATGATTTTGCTTTAGAGTCTGGAAGTTACAATACTGCCACACCTCAACTAAATGTTTGGGATTTATCCTTATTTGATGTACAAACATATACTACATTAGACCTTAATGTAAGTGCTAATTTATCATCTCCTGTCCATCTTCAAGGAGAGCAAAGTGGTGCTTCTGCATTCTTAAGATATGATGTAAATGCAGGAACAGCGTTGACTGCATATAGTCAACAAGGAAGTTTTATTTTTGGAGAAAGACTAAGTTTTAATGGAGTTTTAGATACTTCTAGATTTATTACTAGAGTTAAATCTCACTCAGTTGCTGATGTAAAGTCAGTTTATAGTATTGTTGGGACAGCAAATACATTTAATGCAGATACAGTTCAAAAAGATACAATTTCAATAGGTATTGCATCTATTTCTGCAAGAGATAATACCGGTATTTCTACATTATCTGCTCCTGAACTTGCTTCTGGTGGTTTTATTGGGGTTGTTACCTCAGGCAATTTGATCAAATATACTATTGCAGATAATGTTGATCCAACTATTGTAAGAGTAACTGGCGTTAATGGAAAAACTGTTACTGTTACTGGTGTAACCACTGTAACTGGCATTTGTGAAGGATCTCCCCCAGAATCTTCTACAAATCTCACTAATGTTTCGGTAATTGCTTCTAGATTGCAAAGTTCTCAAGGAACTGGAAATCTCTCAAGCAATGATTCAATCTATAGTGTGTTACCTAAAGAAAATATTGAATCAGTAGACTTGAGTGGAAGTAGTATTGTAATTAGAAACAATACATCAATCAATATTGATGCTAATGGACTTTCTCAAGTATTTTCTGTAAATGATCCTTCTAAAGAGGTATTTTTAGCATTTGATGAAGAAAGATATTCACTTTTGAGGTCAGATGGCGGAACTGAAGTCCTCACTGCTGATAAATTTGTATTCTCTCAGGGGAACACTCAACTTCAGTTACAAGGTCTAAGTAGTGCCGATCCTGATGCGACTCTTATTACATCCACTCGTAAATCTAATATTACATCTAAGAAAAAGTTAAAGAATACAACTAATAATATTATTATCGATAAATCAAAAAATAGTGCTTCTGGAGTTGGAACTGCTACTTTACAAGATGGATTGACTTATGGCAATTATCCTTTTGGAACACGAGTTCAAGATAATATTATTTCGTTAAATGTACCTGATGTAATTGATGTATACGGTATATTCCAATCAGGAACAACAGAAGATCCAGAAGCACCTAGTCTTGCTGTTGCTAATATGAATGGTCCTTCAGCGACCACAAATGACTTGATTCTTGGTGAAACATTCTCTGGAGGAACTTCAGGCGCTAAAGCAAGGTACATTAAAAGAAAAAACGATACTGATATTAGTTTTGTTTACTTAAATGATATAGTATTTGAAGTTGGAGAACCACTTTTATTTTCACAGTCAACTGTTTCGGGCAATTCTTCAAATATTGAACTTGGATCTCAAAATGTAACTAGAGATTATTATCTTGCTAGGGGTCAAAGATCATCATTTTATGACTTCTCAAGAATCATAAGAAAAGAAAATGTTCCTGAAGCTGCTTCTAAGTTGAGAGTTTATTTCTCAAATGCCTATTATGCTAGTTCTGATGTTGGAGACATTACCACTGTTGATTCTTATGGGTCTTTTGATTACTCTACTGAAATTTCATCCGTTGGAAACAGCAGAGTTACAGATATTATTGATGGAAGACCTAGAGTTTCCGACTACAATGTAACACCTGGATCAAGATCACCACTTGAATTCTTTGGTAGAAACTTTAATGGTGGTCAGCATAGTTCAAAAAATGTTATTGCATCGGATGAGTCTATTACTTTAGGTTATAACTATTATCTTGCTAGAGCAGATAGAATTTATGTTGATAAGAATGGTTCATTCTCAGTCAAGAATGGTGCTCCAGATGATATTCCTCAACTTCCTTTGTCTGTAACAGATGGAATGAATATTGGTAATGTATTCCTTCCTCCATATCTTTATAATACAGATGACGCAAAAGTAACATTTATTGACCATAAGAGATATCAAATGGTTGATATTTCAAAAATTGAACAAAGAGTTAAAAATCTTGAATATTATAGTTCATTGAATTTGCTTGAGCAATCAACTCTGAATACATTTGTCCCAGATATTAATGGACTTAATAGATTTAAGTCCGGTATTTTTGTAGATAACTTCAGTTCTACACTTCCACAAGATCTCAGTATTGGAATTAAAAACTCTATTGATACAAAGAGAAAGATTCTCAGACCTCCTCATTATTCTAATGCTGTAAATCTTCAAGTTGGAATTGGTAATACTTTATTAGGTGCTGGAGTACGAAGAACAGGAAATATTGTTACTCTTGATTATGCTAATAATATCTGGTTAGAACAACCATTTGCTACAAGACTTGAAAATGTTACTCCATTCTTGATTAACTTCTATCAAGGTAGTATTGATTTAGAACCATCTGTTGATGTTTGGATTGACACCAACACAATGCAGATACGTGATGTTCTTATGGAAGGATCTTTCCAAGGACTTGCTGATGTGATTGGTGCAGAAGTTGAAACTGCTGAAGATGGTTCAAGAATTGGTGTTGCTCCTATCGTTTGGGACTCTTGGGAAACTGTTGGTGCTCAACTTGATCTAAGCGCAACAAATAGAAATGAGTCACTCGCCCAATCTGCTCAAAGAAATGGGACTAGTGCTGGTGCAATCCTTGCAGGACAAGGAATTGGTGCTGGAAGAATTGATACTGGAAGAACTACAGTTCAAAGTACAGTTATTAATGGTTCTGTCACACTTGAACAAACAAGAACTGGTTCACAACAGTCTATTCAAGAGGTAATCAATACTGAAAGTCTTGGTGATAGAGTTGTAAACAGAGAGATCACTCACACAATGAGGTCTCGTAATATTAAGTTCACTGCTAAGGCAATGAAACCATTTACGCAAGTATATTCTTATTTTGATGGCGTATCAATCAGTAAGTTTACAGTTCCTAAACTCATAGAAGTTACAATGACTTCTGGTACTTTTACTGTAGGAGAAACTATTGAAGGTGCAATGCCCGGTAGTGTTACTACTCAACAAATAAGTAGTTCTTCTTTGCCTGAAATTGTCTTCAGAGCAGCAGCTGCAAATCATAAGTATGGAAGTATTACTGAACCTTCTGACATTTATGATAGTAATCCATATACCAGAGCAAATAGTTTGCCAACTGCGTACACTGGAGCATCTACTATCATAAATGTAGATACTGACACTCTTCAGTCGGAAGAGTTCTCACAGTTCTTTGGATACATTCAATCAGGAATGGTATTAAGAGGACGTACAAGTGGTGCAGAAGCGACTGTAACCTCTGTTAGACTTATCACAGACCGAGTTGGAACTTTGATTGGTTCTTACCGTGTTCCTGACCCATCTAGCGTCTCTAATCCAACCTTTGATACTGGAAGAACAGAGTTTAGACTGACAAGTAGTTCAATTAACAGTAGAGTCAAAGGATCACTTTCTACTAGTGCCCAAGAAATATTCTATTCTCAAGGAGACATTGATAATACTCAAGAAGTAACGCTTTCGTTGAGAAATGCTAGAGTTGCAACTAATGATGACATTCAACCCGAAACAAGACAACTAGTTGGTGAGTCTACAGAAGTTAATATTATACAAGATATTAACGTTGTTAGAATACCACCTCCACCTCCACCACCAGCACCACCACGTCCACCCAATCCACCACGTCGTGGAGATCCTCTTGCTCAAACATTCTTTGTTGATGATCTTACTGGCATATATCTTTCCAAGATTGATCTATTCTTCCAATCTAAGGCAACAGATTTCCCTGTAACTATTCAGATTCGTGAAACTAGACTTGGTACTCCAACCAATATTGTTCTCCCATTCTCTGAAGTAACTCTAGATCCAAAATTTGTTGAGATATCTGAAGATGGTTCTGTACCAACTACATTTACTTTTAACTCTCCAGTATATTTGAACAGTAACACAGAGTATGCGATTGTTGTTAAGGCAGATGTTACTGATTACAACGTATGGATTTCACGATTTGGTGAAGCAGATATTACAACTGCTTCTCAAGAAGCAGGACAGATTCTTGTCACTCAGCAACCTCTTCTGGGTTCTTTGTTTAAATCTCAGAATGCTTCAGTATGGACACCAAGTCAATACGAAGACCTCAAGTTTGTCATGTATCGCTGCCAGTTCGTATCTCAAGGCGTTGTTCAGTTCTTTAATCCAGAACTTCCTCAGCAACTTGAAAAAATCACTAGGAATGGAATTTCGGTTACTCCTAGAACAATTAGCGTTGGAATCGGAACAACTGTTAATAATACAGGGGTTGTTGCCGGAAGAGAACTATCTATTGGAGATATAATCACTCAAACTTCATCAAACTTTAGGGGAGTATTGGTTGGTCTTGCTGGTTCATCAACTGGAAATCTTGGACTTTCCAATCCAGGAATAGGTTATACACCTGCAGCATCACAGTTTACCCACACTGGAGTTGCTTTAACAGCATTTACTGGTCAAGGTGTAAACGCAACTGCTAACATTACTATCAATAATGGAGTTGCTATTGCTGCAACTATCAATGTAGGCGGTAGTGGATACAATGTTGGCGATGTGTTGTCACCATTAACTACCGGTAGTGATGCGTTCTTACCAGGTAAAGACATGAAGTTGTCTGTTACTGAATTGCTTGGATTTAATGAATTTGAACTGAGCAAAGTACAGGGAGAAGTTAAGTTTACTGCAAATAACTACTTACAATACACTACATCTGCAGGAATCACTTCAGATGTGAATGTAGGTGTAGGTGGAAGTTTGGTTCCTGACGCACCAGTTACTGTTAGAAACGATGGACTTCATTTGAAAGTATTCCAAAGAAATCATGGAATGTATTCAAACACAAATAGAGTTCTTCTCAAGGAAGTTGGTTCTGATATTGCTCCAACAGCACTTTCTGCTCAATATACTAAAGCAGATACAGGTGCCATTTCTGTTGGATCTACGGTCAACTTAGCCGTTTTTGAAGGTCTTCCTGTTAGTGTTAACAATCCTGGATATGTAAAGATTGGTAGTGAGATTATTTCGTATACTGGAACTTCTGGCAACTCTTTGGTAGGAATCTCAAGTAGATCAGTTGATAATACTATTGCTGCTACTCATAATATAAATGAACTAGTTTATAGATATGAATTTGGTGGAGTTTCTTTGAGAAGAATCAATAAAGAGCATCAATTTGCAGATACAACTGCCAGTGATGCTATTGGACTTGATCACTATACTATCAAGATTAATATGGCCGTTGATGGAACTGATAGAAGTTCTACTTCTCCCACTTTAGGTTCTCGTTATTTTGTTACCAGCAAAACTGGCGGTGGAACTAAGGTTAAAGGAACTTACAATCTTCCATATTCAATCGTTATCCCCAAACTAAGAACGATTTCGCCTAATGGAACTTCTATTAGTTCTCAAATGAGAACTGTTAGTGAAACATCTGTTAGTGGAACTGAAATCTCCTTCTTGGATAAGGGATATCAGGAAGTTTCTCTTAATGAAAAGAACTACTTCGATAATCAAAGAATGGTTGTTTCTTCAACCAATGAGAGAAGTTATCTCAACGGTCTCCCATATAATAAGTCAATGACTTTGAATGCTAATATGTTGACTGTTGATAATAGATTATCTCCTGCTATTGATCTTGATCATGCTGCTGTTGTATTTGTTTCTAATAGGGCAAATCAACCTATCACAAACTATGCTACAGATAGCAAAGCAAAGGGAATCTTAGGCGACCCAACTAGTTTGATGTATGTGACTAGAAATATTATTTTGGAAAATCCAGCATCGTCCTTGAGAATATTCATTGATGGATATGTTTCAACATTTAACGATATCCGAATGTTCTATGCTTTGGATCAAGATCTTCCTGCTACAGAATGTATATTTACTCCTTTCCCCGGTATCGGCAATCAGAGTGAATTTGGAACTGTCATTCAACCATTCAATGCTGATGGTAGACCAGATGTATATGTCCCACCATCGGACGTTTACAGTCAGTATCCATCATTGAACTACTTTAAAGAATATAGGTTCACCATTGATAACTTAACTCCTTTTAATATGTTTAGGATTAAAGTAGTAGGAACATCTACTAATCAGGCAATTGTTCCTCAGTTTAGAAATCTTAGATGTGTCGCGGTAGTTTGATATGGCATTAGTACCAATTGAAGGAAAGGATGGATTTTTTAGAGATAACACTACTGGTGCTATCGTGAATCGAAACAAAACTGATTATGAAAACTATATAAATGCAAGAAATAGACTCTCTTCTGAAAAGGAGAGAGTTGATAATCTTGAACAAAAAGTGGACAATCTACAAAATGATCTTAGTGATATCAAAACTCTCCTCCAAGTAATAGCAAATGGCAAATAATACAATTACATTTGATCCTTCAGTAAGAACTCCTTATGGAGTTAATCTTACAATGTATACTGGTGTTGACTTTGAAGAGACATTTAAGATTTTGAATAATGATAGGTCAAACTACAATTTGACTAGTCATACAATGTATTCTCAAATGACTAAAACCGTTTCAATCGGTTCATCTGGTGTCCCAACTGCTAGTTTTACTGAAACTATAACAGATGCAACTAAAGGTGAGTTTAAGATAACACTTTCCAAAGAAACCACTATTCCCATTAAAAGTGGTAGATATGAATATGACATTATAATGGGGGTTGGAAGTAGTCTTTATAGTCTTGCAAGAGGTAATATTAGTGTTTTTACAGGAATATCTACTAATACCTAACTAAATAATAAAAAAAGAACTGTCTTATAATAATGGCAAAACCGTCTACTAGGCAAGAATTAATTGATTATTGTTTAAGGCAACTGGGTGCTCCAGTTGTTGAGATCAATGTTGCTGAGGAACAACTGCAAGATTTAGTTGATGATGCTGTTCAGTTTTTTCAAGAAAGACATTTCGATGGTGTAAGTCAGACATATTTAAAGTATCAAGTAACTGATGAGGATGTTAATAGAGGAAAGGCCAGACCTCCAGGAGCACCTTCTGGTGATGGTGGAACATCAGGAATAACTAATATTGCAGCAACTGCAGATATTGCTGGAACTAATACTACATTTACATATTATGAAAATAGTAACTATATAGCGATTCCTCCATCGATTATTGGGATTAACAAAGTATTTCAATACAGTGATGGATTGTCCTCTGGTATGTTTAACATTAAATATCAGTTGATGTTAAGTGATATGGCAGGTCTTCAAGGATCGGGTGCAACTGGATATGATCTTACCTCATATTCAATGACTATGGATTATCTGGAAACAATAAACTTTCTACTTAATACGCATAAGCAAATTAGATTCAATCAAAGACAAGATAGAATGTATCTTGATGTAGATTGGGAGCAATTAAAGGCAGGAGAGTTTTTAGTTCTAGATTGTTGGTCAGTATTGGATGGTAATGACTATTCAAGAGTATGGAATGATTCGTTTATTAAACCATATCTAACATCTCTTATCAAAAGACAATGGGGTCAAAATCTGATGAAGTTCCAGGGTGTAAAACTCCCCGGAGGCATTGAGTTCAATGGTAGACAAATATTTGATGATGGACAAAGAGAAATCGATGAAATAAAGCAAAAAATGTTAAGCACTTATGAACTTCCACCTCTAGATATGATCGGTTGATGCTATGCTTAATCCATTTTTTCAAAACGGAACTAAAGGAGAACAGGGATTAATCCAAAGTCTCGTCAATGAACAGTTAAAAATGTATGGTATTGAGGTGTATTATATGCCTCGTAAATACCTTACAAAGTTTACTGTAATCAAAGAAGTCATACAATCTGAGTTTGATAATGCATATCCTATTGAGGCATATGTAGATAACTATGATGGTTATGGTGGAGAAGGAACCATACTATCACGGTTTGGTATTCAAGAAAAAGATGATCTAACTCTAGTTGTGTCTAGAGAGAGATTTGAGGAGTACATTACTCCGTTGATTAAGAATCTTCCCAATATTGAACTAGCAACTAGACCAAAAGAAGGGGATTTGATTTATTTTCCACTGGGAGAGAGATTATTTGAAATCAAATATGTAGAACACGAACAACCTTTCTATCAACTACAAAAGAACTATGTTTACACATTAAGATGTGAACTCTTTAGATATGAAGATGAAGTCATTGATACTGGAATCGATGATATTGATGAAGAAATTGAACAGATTGGACATATCAAGACTCTTAGACTTATTGCTGTGGGAGTCAGCACACAAGCAACTGCAACTTCAAGTTTGTGTATAACTGGTTCTGTTGGATCTGTTGTAGTTACAAACATGGGCAGGGGATATACAGAACCACCCAGAGTTGCTTTCTCTTCTGCACCAGGAGGAACAACAGCAGTTGGTGTAGCGTCACTTACTTATGAGTATGTTGGGTGCGATGGAACATCAGGAAAAATAGTTTCAGTAAATCTAACAAATGCTGGATGTGGATATACTGTAGCACCTATTATTACATTCCACGGAGGAGGTCTTTCTGGTGCTGGAGCTGCTGCTACTAGTATTCTTGTTCCAACAGGTTCTGTACAAACAGTATCAA